CCCCGGCGATGCCGCCTGAAACTGATGCCGCCTGATGGCCGACCCCCGCACCGATGACACGCCCGAGTCACCGAACGAGAAACTACAGGACCGGGCGATAAGACACAGTATTTACCTCGAACGTCTCAAGACGCAGGAAGCTAACAAAGTCCGGGCGCAGCTTGAAAGAGCCTATGAGGATGTTACAGCGCAGATCGAAAAGCGCCTGAGTAAAATCGAGGCGAGAGGGTTTGATGCCGGCCCTGAAACAACACAGCGCCTCAGAGACATGGCGCGGGGAAATAAGGAAACACTCGACCCGGCGTACCAGGAAACACTCAGCGAACAAAAAGAAAGTCTGTTGGGCATCGCACAATCCGAGGCCCAATGGCAAGCAGGAGCCGTGAATCAGGCGGTGGGCATTAACCTGCAAATGACGCTACCCGATACGCAGATGATGCGGGAGGTTGTGCAGGGACGCCCATTCCAGGGAAGACTACTCAAGGAATGGTATCGGGACCTGAATGTCAGCCATCAGACGCGCCTGAGAGAAGCGGTGAGACTCGGTATCAGTGAGGGCCAGACAACCTCGCAGATAGTCCAGCGAATACGGGGTACAAAAGCCGCCAATTATACCGATGGGGTTATGGAGATAGGGCGCAGACAGGCGGAAGCCGTGACCCGCACCGCCATCTCCCACACGACGAATAATGCGCGGTCTGAGTTATACAAGCAGAACGCGAATGTGGTGAAGGAAACTCAGTGGACCAGCACACTTGACTCACGCACTACACCCATCTGCATGTCGAGAGATGGGAAGACTTACCCCGTTGACTCGGGACCAAGGCCCCCGGCGCACTTTAACTGCCGCTCGGTGATGACGCCCGTGCTCAAATCCTGGCGGTCATTGGGGATTGACGCCGATGAACTCCCAGAGAGCACACGGGCCTCCATGAATGGACAGGTGCCGGAGTCTCTAACCTATAACGGCTGGCTCAGAAAACAGGTCAATGGCGGGAACATGGAAGTGGTGGAGGATGCGCTAGGGGCGAAGCGGGCGAAACTCTTTGCTGCCGGCGGATTGGATGTGCAGAAATTCGTGGACAAACGCGGCCAGCAGTTGACGCTATCCCAATTGCGGGCCAAGGAGCGGGATGCCTTTGAGGCTGCCGGGGTGGAAATCTAGGTCGGGAACACCTAGAATCGGGGCATGAAGACCTGTTCTGAATGCGGCCACGAATACAGCAATACAGCGGAATCCTGCCCTAACTGCGGTAAGGCCACGGGCCTGACGATCCTGTTTCGGGCGGCAACATTCGGTTTCCTGCTCTATATTGCCTACGTATTCATTGGCTAGAAACCCCTATAAACCTTTCCCTGTACACGACCCGGATGGGACGGCAAGGGTTGCCTATGCTGACTGTCTCCCCTGTGCCCGGTATCTGGGGATTGATTCGGTCAGGAAACGGTTTATCAGGATTAAAAAGCCCATCAAAGTCCCGTACATGCAGGAACCCCTAGAACCGTGGTGGTACTGCGAAGCCTGTTTAAGGCGATCTAAAAGAAACGCTCAATAGGCCCGCTCCGGCGGGTTTTTTTATGCCCAATGCTCAGAGAGCGGAGGTTTTTTATGGAAAGCGTTCAAGACACAATCAAAGAATATATTCAGAACACTGGAAGAATCCCAAAGCAGATTAAAGTTTCCAACGAGGCGTTTGCAGAAGCGTTTCTCAGGATGGAAATTGACTGGAATATGCCACGCCAAATAAATGGCGAGCCGCATTACAGCTATATGGGAATACAACTTATCCCATCAGGCAAAACAGCAGATTAAATTAACTCACCAGCGGTGAGACCAACCCACTACTGTCGAGACGACAGCAGGAGCAACCATGGCAATCAAAGCCGTAGTAGAAACGCTCGATGACGTGCCAGAGGCGCTGAAAGAGCATTACAAGGAAACCGAGAACGGGTACGAACTCGATCTCGGTGAATCCATCCGCGAGCATTCCGGCGCTCAATCCCTGAAAAACGCCCTTGATACCGAAAGGGACAAGCGCAAGAAGGCGATTGAAGACCGGGATAAATACAAGGAAGCTGCGGATAAACTCCCCGAAGACTTCGACCCCGAGGAATACGAACGCCTGAAAGCCAATGGCGAAGGCGGGGAAGAAGTACAGAAAAAGGTCGAAGAAGCCCGCGAGCGCGAGCGCAAGAAGTGGGAGAAGAAGCTCAACGAGGCTACGGAAGAGCGCGACCAATACAAGGAAAACTATACCAGCACCAAGAAGGACAACGGCCTCAAGGATGCGCTGAGTCAGGTCAATGTCGTGTCTGACCTTAAGGAATACGCCGAGGAATATTGGTCGAATCGTACGCAGATTGATGAAGACGGCAATCTCGTTACCAGTGATGGCACACCACTACAGGATGCTGTGAAGGAATGGGCCGAGTCCGATAAGGGCAAGCATTTCATCGCCGCGCCGGGTAATGGTGGCGGCGGTGCGCCTGGCGGCAAGAATGCCGGCGGATCTCCCGACAACCCGTGGAAGAAGGATTCCTTCAACCTGACGCATCAGATGGAAATCCTGAACAAGGAACCGGACAAGGCGAAACGCCTGAAAGCGGAGGCCGGTGTTGAATGATGCTGGCCGACCTTGAGAAGGCGAAATATCGCAAGGTCTGGGAGCATGAGCAATATCGCCGCTCTTCTCCGGGAGAGGCGCTGGTAGACAATGCCATCGAGTCACTTGGCATCAAGCCGGGTGATTCGGTGATTGACTTCGGCTGCGGCACGGGTAGGGCTGCTAAAAAGTTCATGGATTACGGCGTTAACGTGACCGGCGTGGACATTGCGGATAACTGCCTTGACGGTAATGTGAATATCAACTTTGTTCTCGCCTGCCTGTGGTCGCCTGAGTGTGACTTAAGGGCCGATTATGGCTTTTGTGCGGACGTGATGGAGCATATACCCGAGTCACGGGTCGATCGCTCGTTACAGACCATACACGAATCCACAGACGCCGTATTTTTTCAGATTGCCACTCGCCATGATGTGATGGGACGGTTAATTGGCGAACCGCTACACATGACGGTCAAGGATGAGGATTGGTGGTATACCAAGCTAAACGAGTTCTGGCATTCCGTTCATATAACACCCAAAAAGGGTGAGTTTCTGGCGGTCTGTCGATGATATTCGTCACTGGCGCGGCAAGGTCGGGAACCTCTCTTACCGCGAAGGTATTACAGGCTTGTGGCGCAAGGATTGGCCGAGTGAACGGCCTCTATGAGCATGTCGGCGTCAGGGATGGACTGGTCAAGCCCTTTTTAGCCAACAATGGCTATGACCCGCTCGGTCAGGACCCATTACCCAATCCGGTTGATTTGCCAATCCCCGATGACTGGAGGGATAAGGTAGACCGAAAGCTCGTTCGGGCTAATTGCTACAAGGGTGCAAAAATGGCGCTCATGTGGCCCGTCTGGGTGAAGCATTACCCTGATGCTAAGTGGGTGTTATGTAGACGGGATATAGATGCGATAGCGGATTCCTGTATGCGCTGCGTATTTATGAAAGCCTACAAGACGCAGGAAGACTGGACGCAGTGGGCCAGGCATTACATCAACGGACTGGATGGTATTAAATTGTCCGCACACTATATCGAGACATGGCCTGACAAGGCTGTGAAAGGCGATATGGGCGACTTGAGACGCATGGTTGAGTTCTGCGGTCTTGATTGGAATGAAGCCGCTGTAAGAGATTGTATCAATCCCGCGAAATGGCATTGAAAGCAGTCATCCTCGGCGGCGGTGAAACGCTCTGGCAAGACCTGGCGCAAGTTGATGATGTTGATGAACGTATTGTCATAGCCATCAACGACGCGGGTTATTGTTACAAAAAGACAATAGATTATTGGGTTTCTCTTCATCCAGAAAAATTACAGAGGTGGATGCAGAAGCGACCCGACACGAATTACGAGACCGTGTGCCATAAAGACAGAAAAGGCGCTCGCGTCGATCATGTTGTACATGAACTATGGCGGGGGTCCAGTGGGCTGTTCGCTGTTCAGTTTGCCGTCCGTGACCTCCAATGTACGGATGTGATCCTCTGCGGTGTCCCCATGACGCCGACAGGGCATTTTTTCGACAGTGACCCGTGGCGGCACTGCGAGAAATACCGGAAAGGGTGGCAAGAAGCCCTGCCGGAAATCGAGGGGTGTGTAACCTCGTTATCAGGCTGGACCCGATCGTTACTCGGAGCACCAACCTAAGGGGCAGCGCCCTACCTAACAACCCAAGCCCAGCGGGTACGGGTATCAGCTAATCAGCGCCGTGAGGCGCAGTAATCCCAACGAAGGAGTATTCGCATGGCTTATACCAAGCTAAGCGACATGCTGGTGCCCGACCAATGGGCACGGTATGTCATCGAACGCACGTCCGAGCTTTCGGATGTATGGCAGTCCGGCATCCTCAGTGATGTCAATTCACAGGTTCAGGTTCCCGAAGGTGGCGAGACGGTGCAGATGCCGTTTTTCCAGGATCTGACGGGTAATGATGAGGTGCTGGATGATACCTCTAACCTGACCGTCAACAACGTCGATACCGAAAAGGATGTCGCGGTCATTCTGCGTCGGGCCAAGGTGTTCGGTTCAAGCGACCTGGCCGGTGATTTGGCCGGTTCCGATCCGATGGCCATGATTGGTGATCGATTCGCCAACTACTGGTCCCGCCGGATGCAGAAGACCCTCATCGAGACCCTGAACGGGGCGATGGGTGCTGTTACCGAGAACGTCAGTGATATTTCGGCCCTGTCCGGCGCGGCTTCCAACTTCGATGGTGAAGCCTTCCTGGATGCCACTGGCAAGCTCGGCGACCATCAGGACATGCTCTCCGCTATCGCGGTGCATTCGTCCGTTTACACGTCCATGAAGAAGCAGGACCTGATCGACTTTATCCCGGATTCCGAGGGTAAGCCGACCATTGCGACGTACATGGGCAAGCGTGTGATTGTCGATGATGGCATGCCTGTCACCTCCGGCGTGTACACCACGTACATCTTTGCCGCAGGTGCTATCGGCTACGCCGAGGGTGCGCCGAAGGTCCCGGCTGAAACCGACCGCGAACCGCTGACCAACGGTGGTTCGGAGTATCTGGTTAATCGCCGGTACTGCATCCTGCATCCGCGTGGTGTGAAGTGGGCACCGGGTATCGGTGTGCCGAGTGCTCAGTCTCCGAGTAATACGGAACTGGGTGCTAGCGGCAACTGGACCCGTGTGTACGAACCGCAAAACATTCGTATCGTGCAGTTTAAGCACACCATCGCGTAAACCCTATAGGGCCTCTTCGGAGGCCCTTTCTTTTTTGGTGACTTATGCCACTAACGAACACTAAAGGCTGGCGCAGCCGTCAGCACAAAGCGAAGCTGCGACAGGAGTACGCAGAAAAGATGGCCCCGATTCGGGATGCGCGTCGCGCCAACCGCGAACGCGAAGATGCGATAGCGCGGGGTGAAGACCCTGAGGCCATTGATATGCCGACCGTCGGGCCGAAACCCTCAACACAGGAGACGGCTGATAGGGATGTGAATTATCCCGACCCGGAAACCATGAGCCGCCAGGACATGATTGATTACCTTAAATCCCATGACGTGAAGGGCGCTCATTTGATGAAGGATGAAACCCTCAAGGACAAGGTGCGAAATGGCTGACAAAAAACCCTTACCCCGCGATCAATGGGGTGCTGGCTGGAACTGGTGGTTCTGGAATCAACAGCAACGCAATAAAGCGAAGCGGTCCAGCTAGTGTCCGTACTCCATAAACGCATGGCGACACGGGTTGCCTCAAAGTCCCGAACTTCTAACGGAACCCTTGTGGGCCGCGCCTGTGTACTCAGGGGCCTTCACTACAACGACACGAGCGGCGGTCAGGCTGGAACGCTCATACTCCGTGACGGCGGCGCGTCGGGTGATATTAAGCTCACCATTAACACGCCTGGCGGTGGTGTGGGTATGGACGTGGGTATCCCGGCAGGCGGGATGGAGTTTGACACAGACATTTACGCCGAGCTGACCAATGTGGACGGCGTGACGGTGTTTTACGAGTAAACCGATATGGCATTTACAGTTGAAACAGGTTCCGGCGTAACAGGTGCTAACTCCTATATCAGCGTCTCGGATGCCGATGATTATTGGGCCGACCGCGTTAATGCGACCTCCCCCGATGGGAATGCGTGGACCAATGCGAGTCAGTCAGAAAAAGAAGGCGCGTTAGTCGAGGCGTCCGCGTATCTCGACGCGACTTACGATTGGGTCTGGAATAACCCGCCA